ATGAAAATAGGATATGTAAGAGTGAGTACAGCTCAACAGCATACGGATAGACAAGATTTGCTTATGGAGAGATTAGGCGTTGAAAAGATATTCGTAGATAAGGAGAGCGGTGCAAAAAGAGAGAGACCCGCACTTAAAGCAATGGAAAGCTATGTAAGAGAGGGCGATGTGCTTATAGTTGAGAGTATATCAAGGCTTGCAAGGAGCACAAGAGACTTCCTTAGTATAGTTGATTGCTTAAAGGCAAAAGATGTTGAGCTTGTGGTGCAGAAAGAAAATATTGATACATCTACACCGCAAGGAAAGTTTATGTTAACGGTTTTTGCCGCACTCAGTGAGTTAGAGAGAGAACAAACCTTAGAAAGAGCAAGAGAGGGCATAGCGGCCGCAAAGCTGAAAGGTACGAAATTCGGCAGGCCGAAAAAGACTTATGATGAAGAAGAATACCAAAGATTGTACGCACAATATTGTAATGGAGAAATAAAAGGAGCAGAGTTTGCCGAGTGCTTAGGCGTGGGGCGAACATCGCTTTATAGGATTATCAACGAACATAATAAATAAGAGAGAGCCCACGAGAGCCACAGTAAAAAAACTGTGGCTCTTTTTTTTATGCCTATGAATAAGTTAGCCGAGCAGATTATCCGGACAAAGGATATGACTAAAATTGAATATGTGTCTATGTTGCTTGATGTGGGGCGAAATGACAAGGATTTAGAGGTTGTCAAGCGAGTTATAGCCCTTTGCCGTAAAAACATCAAAAAACAATCCATAGGCGACACAAAGGCGGCTTTGGAGTTTCACAAGCTTTATAAGGCGGCGCTTTTGTGTGCTGCACCGTATGATTTTGACAGCTATTTGCTTTATGTGGAATTGAATAGACCGCCACACAAACGCTTTTATCTGCCGCGCAGAAAGGTAATGCTTCCCGTGGTTATCGCAATGCAGGAGTTGGCGGATGATAAGCTTGACGAATTGTTTTTGTCAATGCCTCCGAGAGTTGGGAAAACAACGCTTGTGTCATTCTTTATGACTTGGATTATCGGTAAACGACCCGAGAGCAGTAACCTTTACAGTGCGTTTTCCGATACAATAACGCAGGCATTCTATAATGGCATATTGGAGATATTAAACGATGACCTTACTTATCTGTGGGGCGATGTGTTCCCGGATATAAATATAGTGGCAACAAATGCCGCAATGGAAACATTGGATTTGAAACGCAAAAAGCGTTATCCTACTATGACCGCGCGCTCTTTGTACGGAACGCTTAACGGTGCTTGTGACTGCGACGGTATTCTTGTGTCCGATGACCTTATAGGCGGCATTGAGGAAGCACTCAACAAAAACCGCCTTGATAGTGCGTGGAGCAAAGTGGATAACAACCTTGTTACTCGTACAAAGGAAAAGGCAAAAAAGCTTTGGATAGGCACAAGGTGGAGCTTGACAGACCCTGCGGGCCGTAGGATGAGTTTACTTGAAACAAACTCCGCATTTAAAAATACGCGATATAAGATTATCAATTTGCCTGCGCTTGATGAAAACGATGAGAGTAATTTTAATTATGCTTACGGCGTTGGCTTCAGCACCGAATATTTCCGGGAGCGCCGCGCTTCGTTCGAGGCCAATAACGATATGGCTTCTTGGCTTGCTCAGTTTCAAGGTGAACCCGTTGAAAGACAAGGCACATTGTTTACATCCGATACAATGAATTTTTACAACGGCACGCTTCCCGATGCAGAACCCGACAGAGTATTTGCTTTTGGCGACCTTGCGTTCGGCGGCGGCGACTATACCTCATTTCCTATTGCTTACCAATACGGCGACCGCATATATATTCACGATGTTGTGTTCAATAACGGTGATAAGCGCGTTACCGAACCCTTGATTGCAAATGCGATAATTCGCAATAATGTAAAAATGGCGGATTTTGAATTTAACCAGGGCGGCGAGGCATATATGAACGATGTAGCCGAATTACTGAAAAAGCGTAACTATTATTGCAATATGAACGGCGGGTATGCATACAGCCGACAAAAGAAGCAATTCCGAATATTTGAGCGCGCGCCCGAAATACGAGAAATGTATTTTCGGAGCACGGACAGCCGAAACAAAGAATATGCGTTGTTTATGCAAGGCGTTTTTTCGTTCGTTGTTGAGGGCAAGAACAAACACGATGACGCGCCTGACAGTTTGGCTTCTTTAGCTATGATGAAAGAGAAAATCTCATTTGAGAACATAAAAATTATGGATAGATTGTTTTAAGTTGTCTTTTAACAACAACTACGCGTTACAAACTGTTGATATTTTGTAAGCTTATAAATTATAATAGAATTGCGTGAGAGCGACACGCTGAACTTCCTTTTTATTTTTCTTTTTTCGATGCCACGGCAGAGGGCGAACACAATAAATACTCTGCCCCTCTCATATTATGGAACGAAAAATTATTTATTGTCCGCAATGCTTGCGGCGAGGATATAAAAAGAAATTACTTGAGGTGGGAAAAGATACAAAGGGCACAGTATTCCCCTATTGCAAGTTTTGCCACCGTACATTTGAAATACATCTTGAAGAGCCTGAGAGTCACGATTGATTTTGTGGCTCTCTTTTTTATTTAGGAGCATTTATGTTTAAGACTTGGAACTCAATCAAAGAATACAGCCCCGTTGCCACGGAAAAGACCGACTTTAACGGCAGGATAAAGCTTTATACCGACTACACGAGGATTGACGAAAGCAATATACAAGATGTTCTTAACGATTTGATTTTCGATATTTACGAGAACTACCGAAAAATCAAAATGCTGAAAAACTACGAAAAGGGTTTACAACCGATATTGCAACGCAATAAGAAAGTGCGCGGTGATATCAATAACCGTGTTGTTGTAAACCACGCCCACGAGATTAAGGAGTTTAAGAAAGGCTTTACTTTCGGCGACCCGATAACATACATTCAGCGTGCAAGAAAAGATATCCGCAACGCAGGAAAGAACAGCACTCTTGAGGAACAAACCGATATTGCCGTTGCTCAGCTTAACGAAATGATGTACGAGCAGGCAAAGAATAGCAAGGATATAAAGCTTTCCGATGAATTTTTCACGGGCGGCGTGGGATATCGGCTTGTAACCGCGAATATAAACGATGATAATGAGATTTCCTCTTTTTCGATTTACATTCCCGAAAGCGAATACACTTTTGTTGTTTATGCCAATACGGTTGAAAGGCAGAAAGTATTGGCAGGCACTTTTGTCATTACCAATACAGGCGAGGTCACATTAGGTTGCTACACAGACGAGAAGTATTTTGAGCTTGCGGGTTCGTCAATGGGTTGGCAAATATTAAAATCCGAAAAAAACGGTATGGGAATTATACCCATTGTTGAATATGACGCAGACGAAGCGCGTTGCGGTTCTTTCGAGCGCGTTATCAAGCTTATTAACGCAATCAATACCGTATCGAGCGACAGAGTAAACGGCGTTGCACAATTCATACAGGCCATTCTGTGGATTAACAATGTTAAAGTTTCCGATGAACAATTTAACGAGCTTATGGTAAAAGGTTGCTTGAATACAACGGATGTCACCCCTGATAAAAAAGCAACCGTTGAGTGGCTTGCTTCCGAGCTTAATCAAAGCAACACACAGACAATTATTGACGATTTCACAAAAGAAATGCTTGAAATAGCGGGTGTTCCCGGCAGAGAACAATCAACGGGCGGAAATACAGGCGAAGCGATTATGTATTCCAACGGTTGGCACATCGCCGAAACGCAGGCGCAGGCATTTGAGGAAATATTCAAGCAATCCGAACAGGAATTTTTAAAAATCGTTTTAAAAATCATCGGCAACAGTAAAAATGCGCCTAAAGAAGTTAAATCTTTAAGCCTCTCCGATATCGAGATTAAATTCAACCGCAACAGAACAGATAACCTGCTTGTTAAGGTACAGGCGCTTAACGGAATGCTTACTGCGGGTGTTCATCCGAGTATTGCATTTAAACTTTGCGGTTTGTTTAACGATAGCGGGCAAGCATATCTTGACAGTCTGCCCTACCTCGACAAATGGAAGTTTTCGCTTGAAGATGATACCGATATGGGCGATGAGCCAAAAGGCGAAAATACAGAGCCTGACAGCTTCACAGCAAGCGGGAAAAATACAGGCAAAGACCCAATAAAGGAGCAAAATGACAACTCCGTATCAACAACTGCTTGACGATAACGAAAAGCTCGCAAAAAAGATTTACATAATCTTGAACAATTTGCGGCTTAGATTGTCGAAAACTTCTGTTAAGCAAATAAAAAAAGAAACAGAAAGAGCGTTTTATAAAATCGAACAAGCCGCATTTACTATGCTTTTGCGTAATGCCAAAGCTTATAGGCAGGATATAACCGAGGACGAAGTAAAAAAGTGGCTTAACGAGTATTACATAGTCACACAATATGTGTACTATAACGAGCTGAAACGCAAGGAGCAACGATATATTGAAACGCTTATAACCCTTAAAGACAACGATTATTCGTATAACGGCATAGACGCTATGACAGCTCAAAAGCGACTTGCACGCGGGCTGAAAAAGCAATTTGAGGAATACGGCGTAATGATTGTTGATAAAGCAAGAACAACCGTTTTTAAGGCTCAGGGCGTTTCAAAGCTGAAATGGGTTTCCCAAACAGATAAAAATGTGTGTGCCGAATGCATAAAACGAAATGGGAAAATATACAAAATCGATAAAGTGCCTCCGAAACCGCATTACGGTTGCAGGTGCTATATGGCAAAGGTGAATAACAATGATTGATAAGCTCACAATTAACTTGCTTGTTGACGGACAGAATTTAGCCGCAAGCAAAGAAATAGCCACTTTTGAGGGCACAAGGCGTTACATAGAATGTGCATTTAATTACATTTCCGATGATTGGAAAGATTGTAATAAGCGTGCGTTTTTCAAAAACAAGACAACAGGCGTTGAAAAGGCGCAAACGCTCGGTGAGGATTGCAAGTGCTTTATACCGCACGAGGTATTGAGCAATCCCGGCTATATTATGATTTCAACCGAGGGACAAAAAAACGCTGACAATGATACATTCATTATTACCACAAACACAGTCGGTTTTTACAATAATGCAACTGTTCATTCAGGCGATGAAACCGACCCTACACCGAGCGAGTATATGCAGGTTATCAAAGCTGCCGAGGAAGCACAAAAAATAGCTCAATCCGTGCGTGATGATGCCGACAGTGGCAAGTTCAACGGAGCACCCGGAGCAGACGGAGCACCCGGTAAGGACGGCAAATCCGCCACAATAGCGGTGGGCAGTGTTACCACAGGTGAAGCGGGCAGTGCGGCAAGCGTTGTTAATTCCGGCACGGAAAGCGCCGCGGTGATTGATTTCACAATTCCTGCAGGGGCTAAAGGCGAACAGGGTGCTAAAGGCCCACAGGGTGAACAAGGTCCCAAAGGCGACAAGGGAGACAATGGCAGCGATTATGTTCTAACCACCGCAGATAAAGCGGAAATTGCCAAGCAAGCAGCACCGCTTGTTGATATATCGGCACGCACAGGGCGCAAAACGCTTGATTTGGGCGATAATACAAGCTTCAGGAGTGCTTACGACCTCGCAACGCTGCCGGCAGGCGCATACGATATCGTTCTGCAAAATAATGACGAGCTCGGCTATCTTGGCTACAAGCGAGATGGGCAAACATCATTTACACGCAACAATACCTTGAGCGTATCACAGGGTTGCATAATCGTATGGCAGGTAGATGACTATATTGTTGTCTCAGGAGATTTTGCGGGCTGTTATTACTGCACCGATTCGTCATGGTGGTACGGCAGAGCTGAGGGTGATTATATTCTTCGCAGCGAGCTTGAAAAGTGGAAGAATACCACAAGCACTGTGACAGAGCCCGAGATAGCGGCAGTAGACCACACTTACACGAATTTTTCAAATGTGCTTACAAAAATCACCATAACAAGCGTATTAACAGAAGTCGGCGCAGAGTTTGCGTTCACATTCGAAAGCGGCGACACGGCAACCGTGCTTGTTTACCCCGCCGAAAATATTAAGTGGGTTGGTGACGATTGCGCAGATGGCGTGTTCGTTCCTATTTCCAATGCTTCATATGAGGTAAATATTAAGCAGCTCGGCACTCGAAGCGACGGCACTAAACAGATGATAGCGAGAGTAGGTGCGTTCTGATGAGGCGAAGAAGTATGGCTCGCCGCCCAAATTTGTTTGAAAGCTCGGCTTTTTTTGATTTCTTTGCGAGCGGCGGAGGCATTGATATCGCCGAAAATGTAAGAATGCAGCGCAAAGAGTTTGAGGGGCGCAAGTGCTTGGTGTGGCATCCAACAAGCGGTTGGAATGCAAACGGCACCGCTCGGTTTCCTTTTGAGGTTAAAGGCGATATTAAGATTTCCTTTGATGCTTATAACACCGCCGCAAAAAGAAGCGGTGGCATAACCGCTAAGCCTCGAAGTGCTGCAGGCATAAGCCTTATGTGTGAGGCCAAAAAAGGTTGGCAGCACAGGGAAATGATAATAAGGGATGCCGATATCATAAGCCTTTACCTTGCATATCCGAGTGACCCCGATTTTATATATGTTGTTGAAAATTCAATCAGGATTGAAAGAATTTAGGAGGTTATCAAAAATGATTGGAAAACTTGTAAATGGAGCACTTGTGGAAGCTCCAAAAAAAATAGTCATAGCTAACCCAACCGAAGAGTTGCTTAAATCCGAAATGGGATTTAAAGATGTGGTGGATGATAACAACCCCATGTATGACGAAACAAAAGAACATCTTGTTGCCTCATATGAGGAACAAGAAGATAAAATCATTCGTCATTATGAAGTCAAGCCCATTGTTGAGGAGGTGGCGGAGTGACCGAGTGGAATATAGTCACCGTTGTAGTTGTTATAGTCGGCCTCATCGGCACAGTGGCGGCGCCGCTTGTTAAAAACACCCGCGCTATGACACAGCTCAGCGGCGAAATTAAGAATTTAATTTACCGCATCGAACAGAACGAAAAAGAAACGGACGAGCTCAAAGTCAAGGCTTCAAGTCGCCACAAGCAGATTTTTGATCGCCTTGACGAGCAGAGCGATCAAATCAGCAACCATGAGGGCAGAATTTCTGCTCTTGAACATAAGGAGGATAAATAATGAAAATCAATTGGAAAGTAAGACTTAAAAGCGGTTCTTGGTGGCTTGGTATTATTTCTGCCGTAATTGTAGCCGTATTCGCTATACTTAATCTTTTTGGGGTTAAAACGAGCGTGGCAGCCACTGATATCATGAATGCGGCAACGCTTGTTCTTATGATACCTGCGGCAATCGGTATTATTTCAGACCCAACCACAAAGGGCATAAGCGACAGTACGCAGGCTCTTACATATGAAGCACCGAGAACAGACGAAACGGAGGGTGAATGATGAACTACTCCGAATTTGTTAATAAATATCTTGGCAAATCAACCGACTATGACGGCGCATACGGCGTGCAATGCGTAGACCTTATTAAGGCTTATCTGCACGATGTTTTTGGTATATCGGCGGGAAGCTGGGGCAATGCTCGATTCTACTGGATTAACTTTGCCTTGCGTGCACCACTCAAAGCAAACTTCGATAAAATCAAAAATACGGCGCAGCTCATTCCAAAGCGCGGCGATATCGTGGTGTGGAATAACTCCGTAGGCAATGGTTGCGGACACATAGCAATAGCCACAGGCGAGGGCGACACACGCAGCTTCTATTCTTATGATCAGAACTGGAACGGCAAACCGATGAAAAAGGTTAAGCACACCTACGCAGGTGTTTACGGCGTATTAAGACCGAAAGACCAAAGCAAGGTTGCGCAGAGCTCCGGCAACACTTCAAGTGTTTCAAACGGAAGTTATCCCACTCCAGTTACTTGGCGCAATGGAAGCACACCCGAAACAGTATATGCTGTTAATAACTGCTCAGATAAAATCGGCACTGTATATGCCAAAAGCACAGCTCAGTGTTACAGCAAGGCAGGCAGCTGTTACTTAGTTGTGTATTCAATTAACGGCGGTAAAGCGCATAAGGCGGGCTTTGTAGCTTATGCAGGCGGCTTGAACGGAGCTCCTCCGCAATCAAGAGCTTGGAAAAACGGCAGCACATCCGAAACAGTGTACGCCGACACTAGTGAAAACACAAAGATAGGTACAATTGATAAGTATGAAAGCTGTTATTGTCTCGGTAAAATAGACGGTATGTATCTTGTGCTGTATAAGGTAAACGGCACAAACAAACAAAAATGCGGCTTCGTAGATTACCACGGATAAATAAATATTTGAGAGCCTGAGAGCCTATTCCTTAACGGGGATAGGCTCTTTTTTATCTTGACAGAGAAGTCATAAAAACGCAAGAAACAGAGAAGTTTTAAAAACGCAAAATACAGACAGAGAAGTCTAAAAAACGCAGAAAGGATATTACACAATGACCCTTAAAGAATTACTTGGCGAAAAATTCAAGGACGAAATCACGGTAGCCGAAATTGAAGCGGCAATCAAAGATGTTTCACTCGGTGTGTCGCCCGAGAAGCTTAAAACGGATTATGTTTCCAAAGAAATGTTCGACAAATCAACCGCCGAAACATCCACTTGGAAGAAGAAGTATCGCGACACATTAGACGAGGCTACGCGCAAAGCTGAAGAAGCAAAGGACGAACAAACAGCATTGCAGACCGAACTTGATACGCTGAGAAAGGAAAAGCTTATATCCACATACACAGCCGAATTTCTCAGTGCGGGATATTCGGAAGAACTCGCCAAAAGCACCGCCAAAGCGCAGGCAGACGGCGACACAGCAACATTTTTTAAAAACTTAAAAACTCACGAGCAGAATGTAAAAGCGGCGTTGAAAGACAAACAGCAAAAAGACACATCAACGCCCCCCGTCAGCAGCGGTAAAAAAACACCGCCCGACACGCAGACAGGAACAATGCTCGACAGAGTGCAATCAATCATATCTGATTCAATGGAGGATTAACGAATGGCAGATAACATTGTAACCACAGGTTCATACCCTAATTTTAGTGGTCTATTATTCAACAAAGGTAATGTTGAAACACCTTTTTCAACTCTTATTGCAGGCAAAGCCTACCAATCTAACCATGTGAAGTTTGCGGTGGGTCAATTCTACACCACAGCAACAGGCACACAGCCTGCTATCAGCGAAAAAGCTTCGCTTACCGCACCCGACGCTACCGCTGTTAAGCGTGCGCAAGAACACAATGTAACGCAGATTTTCCAAAAGACTTTTGGCGTTTCGTATCTTAAACAGAGCGATATGGGCACGCTGAGCGGCATAAATGTAGCTAATCAGCAGGCTAACCCGATTGATGAAGTTGCTTTTCAGGCAACAGCGGCAATGGCGGGCATTCAGCAGGATGTCGAGTACACATTCATCAATGGTGAATATGCCGAATCCACAGGCGAAACAGTTGCCAACAAAACAAAAGGCATTGTAAACGCTATTACCACAAACACGCTTGATGCAAACAAAAAGGAGCTCGGCTACTGGCTTCTCCTTGAAGCTCAAAAGTCGGTTTCCGATTCTAACGGCGACAGCTACAATCTTGTTTCCCTGCTCAGCGGCACACAGCTTATGCAGGTGCAGAAAGACGCGCTTGATAACGGCTTCACCATTAGACAGGCGGGCGACACAATCAACGGCATTAACATTACAACCATTCTCACGCCTTACGGCAATTTGAGAATTGCGCTCGGCAAGTATCTTCCCGACGGCACGGCAATTCTTGTTAATCCGAATGTGTGCGCACCCGTATTTCAACCCGTTCCGGGCAAAGGTAATTTCTTCCTTGAGAAGCTGCCACAGTCCGGTGCAGGCGACAAGTATATGATTTACGGCCAAGCAGGCCTTGATTACGGCCCCGAATGGTATCACGCAAAAATCACCAACCTTGCGACCACATTCACGGCGCCCGAATCGGGTATCTTGACGAGAACAGCAAGCGCTGCCGCCGCAAGTACCAAAGGCTAATTTAGTTAAAGGAGTTAGACGATATGACGCTTAAAGAACGATTGAGAAACAGAATCCCTGAAGAGGATAACGAGCTTGTGCTTGATGATTTGCTCGAAACGGCTAAGGAAGTCATATTGTCTAACCTTTACCCGTTCGAGGAAGAAATAACAGGCAAGGAAATACCCACGAAATATAAATCTCTGTGCCTCGATATTGCAACAGAAATGTACAGCAAACGAGGTGCAGAGGGTGAAGTTGCCCACAGCGAAAACGGCGTATCGCGCACATACTCAAGTGCTTATGTTAGCGATGCGTTGCTCAGGCAGATAACGCCTCGCGGCACTGTTGTAGGAAGCGTAGGAGATGATGACGATGCGTAATTTAAAACGCAATCAAAGCAAAATCTACTATTCTTTAGCCGTCAAAGACGGCGGCACAGACACCAACGGCAACAGCATTGTTACATATTCCGAACCGCAACCGCTCAACATCTCTGTGTCTGCGGGCAAGGGCGAGGCAAGCATGCAACCATACGGGCGTGATGTGGACTATGACAAGGAAATGGTAACAACGGACAAACAATGCCTTATCGACGAAAATTCAAGGCTCTGGGTGGGCGTTCCGCCTACTCAACCCTATAACTACATTGTTAAGGCTAAATTGCCCTCGCTAAACAGCGTGCGCTATGCCATTAAGCGGGTGACTACTTCGTGAAGATACGCATAAACTTGTCTGCTTCTTCCTTGGATGAAGCTATAAAAAAAGTTGAAAACTACAAAAAAGGCATATCGGATAAGGCACTAAAGACTTGCGATAAGCTCGCCGATTACGGCGTTGAATACGCCCAAAAAGAGATTTCCGCAATGGCTGATTACGGTAACTTAACCGATATTAAAAACAGCATACACAAAGAACAGAGGGGCAATAAATTCTATATTGTCACTCGCAACATAAAAGCACCGTTTGTTGAATTTGGCACGGGTGTACGAGGAAGCGGAAACGCACACCCCGAGGCAAGCCAATTCGGTTGGGGATATATGACGGGTAACTTTACTGAATACAACGGTAAAGTCGGTTGGTGGTATCCGAGCACCCTCGGTGACGGAAATATCACACAGAAAGAAACCGAGAGCGGAGACCTGATAGCTTTTACACAGGGCATGCCCGCTCGACCCTTTATGTATAACACAGCCAAAGCGGTTAAACGCCGCGCCAAAGAAACAACAAAGAAGGTTATGGGCAAGAAATGATTAAATCAAATGATTTCACATATGTGCGGGACGGATTGCGAGACAAATATAAAAAAAATATTTACATTGTTGACTGCACTTTGTCAAGCAATGTTCCCCAATTCCCCGCAACCTCGATTGTTTCCAACAATTCAGTTGCCGAGAGGTATTCAACATTCGATGGCATAGAAAATGTTGTAAATGAGGAATACGAAGTTAATGTGTATGCCAACGATACGGAGAGAAAAGACGAACAGACAAAGGAAATATGCGAGCTGATTTGTGACTTATTCAATGAGCGCGGATATATTCGCACTTATGAGGGGTTAGTTGATAATCTGCTCGACAGCAGCATTTCACGCAGAGTAGCGAGATTTCGCAAAAACAACATTACGAAGGAGATATAACACATATGGGTGTAGCTATTTCAACTGCGGGCACGAAAGTAACTTACGCGTGGGAAACCACTTCAGGCACACGCCCCACAACGGGCTATGTTCAAATTCCCGATATTAAGGAAGTACCCGCTTTAGACAGTGCCCCCGAAGCACTTGATTCAACCACTTTGTCAAACGAAAAATATAAATCTTCAATTGACGGACTTATCGACCTTGGCGGCAACATCAACTTTACCGTCAACCTTACAAATGAATTTCAGACCGCTTGGGAGACTTTTTGCGCAAAGAAAGCGGAAAACAAAAAGAAAGATTGTTGTGCGTGGGTTCAAGTTGACACCCCCGGACTTAACAAAGCAATCTTTATCCCCTGCTATCCCGTTGACCTTGGCTCACCTGCAAGAAGCGTAAATGCCGTGCTCGAAGCTTCGGCATACATAACACCTTGCGGCGACCTTAAATGGGAAGAACCTATCGCAGTAACAGCTAACAGCGAACTTTAAAAAATCAAAGCCGCCTATTTTTTAGGCGGCAGGAGGTAATTACATGATTAAGATTACAGATAAGAACACAAAGAAAACATATAAACTCGAATATACAAGAGCAACCGCGTTGGAAGCAGAAGCAAAAGGGCTTGTGCTCTCCGAAAACTCTTTTGAACATATGCCGCTTAAAACTATGTGTCTACTTGAAACAACCGCATTTGAGGCGCACCACCCCGAATTAACGGAGAATGAACGCTATGCGGTAGTTGAGGCTTGCGGAAATAAAAGCGGGCTTGTAAAGGCTATTATGAGCGAATTTTCAGCAGTGGGCGATGCCTTTATGAACGATGAAGAGGCAGACGAAAAAAACGAGGTTCAGTGGGCAGTGGAATAAACGCTGTTCACTACAACTCATACAAAGAATTATTCTTACATGAAGAACCGTTTTATATGAGTATCGGAATGCCGCGTAACGAATATTGGCACGAACCGCCGATGTTGGCGCGGCAATATCGTAAAGCTTTTGAAATAAAGCAAAAGCGGAACATGGAAACCGAGCGTTTTCTTGCTTGGCAACAAGGCGCATGTATTGAAAGCGCGGTTTACAGCGCCGTATGTTACGCATTAGACGGCAAGGCGGCGCAAAAAGCAGGCATTAAGTATATGGATTACAAGCCGGCTGAGGAAGAAAACAAGGAAGCCGAAAAAGCCAAAGCGCAGCAGAAAATGTACAATTGGATGTGCAGTTTGTCAAAAATAATGCACGCCCGTTACGGAGGTGAAAAGAATGGCAAATACGCCGATAGATGAATTATCGATTGAAATAAGCGCGGAAAGTCAAAATGCGGAAGCCAAAATTGATAAGTTCGCTCGCTCGCTGAGAAGCTTAAAAAACGCCGTTTCGGATTTATCGGGTTTAAGTTCTCTTACCCGCGATATCCGCGCGCTTACTCAACCTGTAACGGACAGAAAAAGCACACAAATTGACAAGTTTACCCGTAGTTTCAAGAAGTTATCACAGCTCGACCTTGGCAATCAATCAAAGGCGATAAACGCGGTGTCACACGCCGTTTCGTTGCTTGACGAGGAAAAGACCTCCCAAATAGACAGCCTTTCCCGCAATCTGCGCAAGTTATCAAATGTAAACTTCGACAAAGCTGCAGAGGGTATGCGCACGCTTTATGATACCTTTTCAAAGTTTGATGCATTGCCTGACGGCGTTATGGAAGTTGCAAACGCTATGGCAACGCTTGCGAAAAACGCAGAAAGCGCGGCGAGTGCCACACAAAGGCTTGTGCGTGAAAGTAAGAATGTGAAGGGCACAACACCGAAAAAAGGAGAAAACACTGAGGAGAAATTCCCACCTCGCAGAAGTACAGCACCAAACAAAAACCTTGATGCGGCGAGTGCCGATTACGGATTTAAGGATTTGGTCAAAGATTTGAACGCTGCTGCTTCAAAGCTCCCGGTAGTCAACAAACTTCAAGACAGCTTTGCAGGGCTAAAGACAAAAGCGCAGGAAACGAGCAGTAGCGTTAAAGGTTTTGTAAGAGATTTAGGAAGCACAGCTTCAAAACTTCCCGTTGTGACTAAATTCAAAGACGCGTTTTCAAGTCTCAAAGCAAAGGCACAGGAGACGGGAAACGGCGTTAAATCGTTTGCGCAGGATTTGAGCAGTACGGCGGCGAAACTTCCTATTGTCAACAAGCTTAAAAGTTCTTTTTCCGATATAAAGAACAAAGCAAAAGAGACGGGTAACAGCATTAAGACTTTCGGGCAGGAAGTCGGGGCCGCATTTTCCAAATATCACGCCGCAAACAAGCTTAAAAATTCTTTGTCGGGTGTGAAGTCAAAAGCTAAAGGTGCAAAGAATGAGGTTAAAGACTTTGACCGAAACATAAAAAAGACGGGCAAAGACGGCTCTAACTCAATAGGCACAAAGCTTGTCAACGCGTTTAAGAAGCTTAATTCGCACATTAAGCAAAGCAAAAGAGGCACCCGCTCATTCGGGCAATATCTCAGAGAAGCGTTTAAATCTGTCATTGTTTACGGCGGGTTGTTTAGGCTATTTTCATCTCTTGGCACATTCTTGACCGAGGGCATACAGAATATGGCTAAAGGAAGCGAACGCTTCAATAAAACAATGTCTATTCTCGCTACTAATATGTTGTGGGTAAAAAACATTGTTGCCACCACTCTTGCCCCAGTGCTTAATGCATTAGCCCCTATTGCTGATGCGTTAAGTGAGAAGTTTTATAACCTCGCAAATAAAGTAGGTATGTTTTTTGCCCGAATGTTGGGGCAGAAAACATTTACCGTTGCAAAGAAAACGCAAGTTGACTATGCAGCAAGCCTTGATAAGACTTCATCGTCCGCAAACAAAGCAAATGACAGCGTTGAGCAATTAAAAAAGACTATCACAAGCTTTGACGAGCTTAACATTATAAATCAAAAAACAAGTTCGAGCAGTTCAAGCTCATCATCGGGCTATGATGTTCCGACAGGCGATTTTGATGAATGGGAAATTAACAAAAGTGTTTCAAGCTTTGCAGACAAGCTCAAAGAAGCTTGGAAAAAAGCTGATTTCACGGGCGTTGGTGAAACCTTAGCCGACAAATTAAACGAACAAATCGACAAGGTTAATAATATCGATTGGGCAGAAACTCAAAACAAAATCAACACCAAAATACGCGGCGTGGTAGACGGCGTAAACGGCTTTATTAACCGCTTAAAGTGGGGAAAAATGGGGCAAAACCTCGCCAATGGATTTAATACCGCTTTGAGTGGGCTTAATGCCGCCCTTGATGAATTTAAATTTGACACACTGGGGCAAAAACTCGGCGATTTCTTACTCAACACATTTAAAAATATCAAGTGGGGTGAAGTCGGCAAATTTGTAAATAACATCATTACTGGCTTGTGTGATTTTCTTGCGGGGCTGTTTCAAGGCTTAACAAGTGATGATGACGAAAGTAAAACCGTTTCCGATGGCATTAAAGACTTTCTTGAAGGACTTGATATAGGAAATATCGCAATCTCTGTCGGGAAATTACTTGTCAGTTTTAATGCGTTCGTATTTAAGTCCCTGTCCTCTCTTTATGAGGGCATATCCAATTGGTTCGGTGACGAAGTAGCTAAACTTATCGACTGGATTTATGACGGAGACGATGAAAACTCACCCGCAGGGTTAGGCAAAAGCATCGCCAAAGGCGTTATATATGGGCTTCTTTATATAACCGGCGGCCCGTTAGGTCAAGCAAGTGTGCTCGGAAACAAATTACTTGAATACATCAAGAAAGGTTCTAATACAGACGAATCTGGGGAATCAAAGGACTTTAAGGACGCAGGCAAAGATATGACTGCAAGCTTAACAAATGGGCTGAGCGAACAAGCTTCCAAAGACCATAGAAAAGTAAAATCCGCGGGCGAAAGCGTAAGCACAAGCTTTAAAGACGGCATAGGCGATTTATGGGCTAAAGTTAAGCCTAACTTTGAATCGCTTACATCAAGTATCAAAAGCTTTTTCAGCGGCAAATCGCTTTTCAATGTCAAAGTCGGCACGAAGCTTCAAGAGGTTTCGGGCGGGAGAAAAATTAAAGTTCCCGAGTTATCCTATTACGCGACAGGCGGATACCCACAAAGCGGTGAAATGTTCGTCGCGCGAGAAAACGGCATACCCGAAATGGTAGGACGAATGGGCAACCGTACAGCTGTTGCAAACAACGACCAAATTGTCGAGGGCGTTTCATCGGGCGTTGCCGCCGCCGTATATAGGGTTATGTCCGAGGTTATGAGTGTGAGACACGAACAGCCTATAACCGTTAATAACCGTGTAACGCTTGACGGCAAGGTTGTGTATGAGAATGTTGTTTCTCAGCATAATTCCGAAGTGAAAAGAACAGGCACAAGTCCCTTGCTTGTAGGAGCATAAAATATGAAAATATTAAACCCAAAAGTAAAAAGCGCCTTTGACGGAGACAGCCGCCAAATAAAAATCAAGGCTACATTCAATGACAAGTATGTTGTGGACGGAGAGCACATTATATCAGCTGAAATTACAGATACAATGTGCTCAACAAGCACATTATCACTTGGCAACACTTGCAGTAACGAGCTGCAAATGGAAATGTATGTGCCTGATAATTTCGTTGGGCTTGAAAATGCCAAAATCAAGCTTGAATTTGGCATAGTTGTTGACGGCAACACAGAGTATACGCCCATAGGCGTATATTATGTTGACAGCGTTTCTACTACAAACAATTATAAATCAGTAACAATTAAAGCATATGATGCAATGCTCAAGCTAAATGCACTTGGAAACACTTATACTTGCAAGTTAGGCGCAGACAAAGTAAGGGCTACAAGTGTAATATTAGATATTGCAGAGCAAGCGGGCATAGTTGCAAATGTAAAAACAAAGCCCGAAACATTGACTATAACTGAAGACTGCAAAGCAGAAGCCGTGAGCTATAACAGCAACGGTGATGAAGTGCAAGCGGACTTGTTTTACGGCATTGGAAAAAACAACCTTGTGCGCATTCCGCCTTATACTAAAGAGGTCGAATGGCGAATGTTTTCAAGTGACGGTTATAATGACCCGCTGCAAGTATGCCTCTTTAGAGGTGCGCTTGGGACAAACTTGTTGACTTACAACGAATACAGCGGCTTTCAGCTGTCACAGTTTGTTGATATAAATACAGGCGAGGAATATATAACTTGCACATTATTAGTGCCGAGTTTGCCATATGAAACATATTTAGGCTTTTCTCTAAAAGGAAATGATGCCGAAAAGAGCAAAGCAAACACCTATAAGATAATAACTAAATATTATGAGAGCATGGTGCTTGTAAATACTGATAAATTGTTACCAAACCCCGGATTTTTCAATGTTTCGCCCCGTGCTATGGTTGGTTATATGGCAGGCTTGCTTGGCGGCAACGCTAAAATAAATGCCAATGATGAGCTTGTTATTGCGCCATACACCGATACAAACTACACCATAGGCTTGGGACAATATTTTCAAAACGGATTTCAAAAAGAAAAGCAAAACCCACTTTCAGTTGATTATTTAACAACAGGCACGGAAAAAGATTCCAACGGAAACGGTGGGGCCATAACTGTTGGAAGCGGTGAGTTTGGATTTAACTTTACAAATCCATATATCGACAAGACGGATGCACAAAATATATTAAATCTATATTCCGATATAAAGCTTACACCGGCAACGCTAAAAAACCGAGGAAATATAGCATATGAAAGCGGTGATATAGTCTATGTCAAAGACAAAGACAGCACCTTGTTGCCGGTTTTGATTTGTTCACAGACAATAAGCTTTAAAGGCGGAATGAGCACCACTATTGACGGCAACATTACAACAGACGGCAAGGCAACATTCATAAGCACTCCGAGCACGAAAACTTTAACACAAGTATTTTCAGATTTTAACGAAAAATACCAAAACATTGTTTCTATGTTCACAGGTGTAAATGGCGGCTATGTTAAATTCGTTTATGATGCCCAAAACAAAATGCGCGCAATAGCTATCCCCGATGCTGATATTGAGCTTAAATGGGATAATGCCGAAGGCAAGGTTGTTACTGCCAACGGAAGTACCAATGTTGCAATGTGGGTATGGAACAATGGCGCTTTAGGTTATACACCCAATGGCGGCAAAACATACGCAACAGCTCTCACCAAAGACGGTAAAATATTTGCTGACGGGATATTGTCTTACACCGGCACAATAGGCGGCTTTAACATCGATTCAGAAGCCTTATGGGCAGATAACGGCAATTATCGTACTTATGTGCAATCCGCAGTGATTGGTGATAAGAGCTGGGCATTTTCTGTGCAGCAAAAAGAGAGTGACGGATACCACGGCAGATGGTGGATAACCTCCAACGGCGAGCAACATTGTTACAACGGAATTTATCTTGAACACAACGATTCCAACATTTACGATGCAAGCGGAAATTTAATTCTTGCGCCATATCAAGACGGGGCACTTGTTATCGGTTATGGCTACTATGATAAAAATTACAGAACCTATATTGAGGGCGGCGCGGTTTATCTTGTGGCACATGATGGCAATAAAAACCGTACTATATTCACATTCACCGCGAACAAGTGGACGGACGGCGTTATTAAGTCAACAATAAATGTTGACCGCGACCTTGGTATCGAAGTGCCCGACGGCAAAGCGGTGTTTGTTAATTGCGACGGCGGTATGTATATCTACGGCCTAATCCACGCTGATGGTATGTTGTCGAGCAGCGATGTAACCGTTTCCGGGGCAATTGAAGGCAATTCATTGGATATCGCAGGCGAAAGCCATTTACGCGGAAAAACATATGTCAATTGGCGCGCCGCAAGTGCAGGGTTAGCCCCGTTGTATGTAGACCAAAACGGACTGCTACAAAGTAGCACATCGTCTGCACGCTACAAAAAGGATATAAGCACCGAATTTAGCGAGGACTTAGACCCGCACAAGCTTTATGACTTGCCCGTTAAGCAATATCAATACAAAGATGAGCATAAAGATAAACAGCTTGTTGAGGGTATGCAAGTCGGACTTATAGCCGAAGATGTAGACAAGTATTATCCCAATGCTTGCCAATACAACGATGACGGCGAGCCTGAGAGCTGGAGAGAGCGCATAGTGCTTCCCGCTATGCTGAAGCTTATACAAGAGCAAAAAGCCGAAATAGACGAGCTGAGAGCGCGCCTCGACAAAATAGAAAAAAGCAAGGAATAAATCCTTGCTTTGCTTCTGCTATTTAATTGTTAATGTGTAACGATAAAACGGGTTGTCTTTATAGTATCTGTACAACTCGATTTCAACATCGGAGCTGTCATTGTTTAATTCATACGCACAAGTTACATCGAATGTAACGCCGGGCTTGATTTCCCTGCGCCCTGTTTGATAATCCAATCCATCAACGCCGTAACTTGTCCACACAACGCCTAATTCAACGCCATCTTGGAACGCTTTGTCATCAATAACCGTATTGAATGCAACCGCACTATCGCTATTGTTCGTAAACGAGTAAGTAACAACAACGATTTTATCATCGCTTACATCTGTTGCAAGCTTTGCGTTTTTTAATTCAACATTGTATGAACCCGCGTTGTTTTTTTGCGTTGTTGTTTCGCCTGAACCGATGGTGCCGTTGGCGGTTGCGTTGTTGTTGCTTGTGTTTTCGCTGTCGGATGAGCTCGCCGCACCGATAACAAAAATAAAGAATAATATGCCCACGATAACGCCGAAAATAATCCAACGGGTTTTACGCGCCTGCTTTTTCTGTTCCATCATACCGTAATAATATGCGGCTTGTGGGTTTATCTGCGCTTGAGGTGTAGGCTGTTGCGGTATCATCGGCTGATATTGTGGATTTTGCATAAAATTAAATCCGCAATTTGTGCAATTTGTCGCATTGTCGCTGTTTTGTGCATTACAACGAGGGCATACTTTCATTTTTGAAACCTCCATATTTCTCTTTTATTTAACATTATCACAAATAAATGTAAAAATCAACAATAATTTTGAGCGCCTGAGAGCCGAAAGGAGCTTAAAAGTGCGCGTTAAAAGAAGCGGAATACTGCTTGTAAACGGTCAAGCATTGCCCGACCCTAAAGCTATCACTTGGGGATTACAAGACTTGGACGATGACGAGGGCACGGGCAGAAATGCAAACGGCGATATGACCCGTGACCGAGTGGCAAGGAAACGCAAACTTACAATCCAGTGGGGCATTCTGTCTACTTCCGACTTGTCATTTATTCTCAACGCGATTAAAGACGAGTTTTTCACCGCCAAATACCTTGACGCGGAGGACGGCAAAGCCCGGACCTCCACAATGTATGTAGGCGACCGCTCGGCGCCTATGCTTATGCGTGATATATACACAGGCGAATGGCTATGGCAGTCATTGAGCGCGAATTTCATCGAAAAATAATGCGTGAAGAACAGAGAAAAGAACATAAAGGAGCTTTACAATGCTTGATTTGTCTTTTCTCTCGCAAAGAGATATTGCAACCCTCGATAAAAAGATAGGCTTTACCGAGGATGAAAAAATCATTATAAACCACTTAGCCCGAAATGATATGACCGATGACGGCATAATGTTTGAATTAAGCATTAACCGCAATCGGTTTTACAAAATCAAAACGAATTTAATAAACAAAATCATTCGTGAAGCGATACAGAGTTGATACTTTGTATCGCTTCTTTTTTTATATATTAAAGCTGAAAGGAGCGGTTGATATGATGTATGACCCATACAATAACCCTTACCAATACAACAATCCTTATATGCAACGGCTTAACCAAATGCAAGCCCAACAGCGCACAGAGGTTGTGCGTGTAAACGGCAAGAATGGTGCGGAAGCATACCAATTAGCCCCCAACAGCAGTGTGCTAATGCTTGACACAACCGCGCCCATCGTTTGGCTTGCCGAAACGGACGGCGCAGGATATAAAACCGTTTTGCCTTATTCGATTACTCCGTATAAGACAGAAGCAGAGGCAGAGGCAAAATCATTAAACGAACGAGTAACAAGACTGGAGGAAATAATCAATGCTCAATCCGATACTGCAACAATTAACAAAAAGAACACAAAGGCAAAATCAGATTAACCCTGCTGCAATGATAAGGGAGTTTAACAAATTTAAAAGTTCGCTGACGGGAGACCCTAAAGCAATTGTTGAGCAACTTCTCGCAAGCGGACAAATGACACAAGAACAGTTTGAAGAATTAAAAGAGCAAGCAATATCACTACAAGAAATATTGAAATAAGTTTGTGCGCACAAATTATTTAATAAAACAAATGAAAGGAGATTTTATGGATTCTAACTATTCGTTAGCCGATGTTAGAGCTGCAACAGAGCACGATAATGACTTTGGCGGAGGTGCTTGGTGGGTAATTTTACTGTTTTTGTTTATGGGCTTTGGCTGGAATAATAACGGGAAAAATTACGGCGATTATGCTACATCTGCAAGTCAACAGGAAATACTGTTCGGACAGCATTTCGGCCAGCTCAATGACCGTTTGACGGCTATTGAAAATGGCATTTGCGACAGCACTTATTCCCTCAACAATTCAATACTTAACGAGGGAAGAAACCTTGCAACACAGATTTCAGAGTGCTGCTGCGAAAACAGACTTGCTACCGCTAATATGTCTGCACAGCTTAATCAGCGCACTTGTGATATTACTAATGCAATTCACGCAGAAGGTGAAGCAACAAGAGCGTTGATACAAACAAATGAAATGCAAGCTTTGCGAGATAAAGTTGCAAGCCTTGAAATGGATAACCGCATGTATGGTGTAGTACGCTATCCTAATGGCTATACTTACAATGCCGGAGCATCACCGTTCTGTGCTTGCAACGGATGTAACAACATTTAACGCCCTATACGGCGAGGTAACAAAGAGGGCGCGAAAACGCCCTCTGTTTTTTTTGAAAGGAGTAAACAATAATGAGTAAATCAATGATAACAACCGTCAACAGCCTTGCACAGAATGTAACTGCGGGTAACATTATACCCTTAGGTTCTACTGTTCGCCGTTTCGGCTGCAATTGCAGACAGGACGGCAACACTATTGCCAACATAGGAAAAGGCTATTATACGGTGCTTGTATCGGCAACAGTAACACCGTCTGCCGCAGGCACTGTTACAATTATAGCCAAAAACAATGGCGTAGATATTATAGGCGCAACAGGAAGCTCAACGGTTGCAGCTGTGAGCACTACAACAAACATAGCAGTTGTGGGTACAATACGCAATTATAATGATTGCGAAACATCGTCACTCTCTATTGTATTAACAGGCGCGGATGCCGTTATTAACAATATGACCGTTAAGGTTATTAAGGAGTGATATTGTGACTGTTGCTGATATATTCGCAAAGATAAACGCGCATATGATAGAAGGCGTGATGTTCCACAGCCAAATGGCTGAATACTTCGCATTCCTCAATCTCGGAGAATATGAGAAGCTGCACAAACTTCACGCTTGCCACGAGTTCACCACGCACAGCGAGTGGATGAGTGATTATGTGTGCGATTATAACAAGCTCTTGCCCGAATATTCCATTGATAAAATTTCCGTTATACCCGACAGTTGGCGAAATCATGTTAAACAGGATGTTGACCCGGCAACGAAACAGCGAGCGGTTAAGGACGGATTCGAGAAGTGGCGCGATTGGGAGAAGCAAACAAAAGAGTTGTACGAAAAATCGTACAGTGAATTGATAACTATAGGTGAAATTTCGGCAGCTAACAGCGTTTGCAACCTCATTTATGAAGTGGCGGGCGAATTGCGCACAGCGGAACGAAAATTGATTGACCTTGCGGCAGTTGATTACGATATGGGCGCAATCATAGCGGCACAATAAAAACTTAAAGGCGGGAAAAAATCCCGCCTTTATTCTTGCTTGCTAATGTATTCGAGGAATTGAATTTTTTGTTCGTGTGTCAAGTTTTCAATCATTTTCAGCACTTCCTCTCTTTGCTTACTGTTCGTTTTTTTCACTTCCTTTCACAGCATTTGTGAATTATGTTGCAATCTTTTTTTATTTGTAGTATAATTGTAAAAAATTGAATATTTGCGGTTGTTAAGTAAAAAAGGAGGAAAGAAAAAAATGAAAGGAATACTTAACAGGCTAAAGCAAATTAGGAAATCAAACAAGCTTTCCGTTAATGAGGTCAGCTCAAGGCTCGGTGTCAGCAAAACAACTTACTATTATTGGGAGGAAGGAGCAAAGAAGCTCCCTATTAAATACATCGTGCCGTTATGTGAAATATACAATGTGGATGCTAACTATATTTTCGGCACAAAGCCGCGAAGCGTGGATGAAAATATAATCACATTGTATAGAAGCTTGGACGAACGCTCAAAACAAGTTGCATATATGCTGTTGACTAATAATGCCAAAGATGATATATTGTTGCATATCGGGGAATACCTCGCCACTCCCGAGAACATCAGCAAAGATACCGTGGAGTTGTGCGAAAGCAGTTATCAATATGCCGTCAATAACAACTTGGCAGACTTGAAAATCGTCGAAATTATCAACAATTGCAAATAA